AATTTAACTCCTAATACATACTATGTTTTACATTGTATAAAGGAAAAAATAGTACCTAATAATTTTGTCAATAAAGAATTAGAATGCAAAAGACTGCAAAAGGATCAATGGCTTACAGAAGACTTGCATTTAACAAGCAAAAGTCTTATCTTTATGGAAGAAATTAACGGGTTCTTTAAAAGAACTAAGAAGAAAACTTCAACAGATTTAATGGGTTCAAGCTTTTTGCAAAAAATACAGGAGTATGTAGAAATATTTCCTAATAGGAAACTCAACTCTGGTAAATATGCAAGAGTAAATCCCAAAAATCTTGAAGCTGGCTTCAGATGGTTCTTTGAAAATTATGATTATGATTGGGATCTGATTATAAAAGCAACAGAAAAGTATGTAGATGAATACAGTGTGAGAAACTATGAATATATGAGAAATTCTCAATATTTTGTCAGAAGACAAAACATAGATAAATCATTTGAATCTGACTTAGCTACATACTGTGAGATTATTAACACAAATCCTGATGATGGAGGAGATTCTTATTTTAAAGAAAGAATAGTATGAGAAAAGGAATTTTATTAGTAGTTGCAATATTAGGAACCCTAATAGCATATTCTATAACTGATTTGTTCATTATAGATATATCATTTTGGAAGTTCTTTTTTATTGAACTTACTATAACATTAATGCATGAGTTATATAACCAAGCAAAACAACAAGTAATTATAAATCCCTAATACAATGGCTGAATTATTTAATGGTGCCAGGCCCTTATTGCCTGTAAGTGAAAGAGAAGCTCTGAGAAAAGCAATTCTGAAAATAAAAGCAAGAAGACAAGGTGAAATTAAATCACTAGTTAGTGCATGGCCCAAATTTAATGATGCATTTTGTGATGGGTTAGAGTGGAGAACTATCACCGTAGTTGGTGCTAGACCGGGAACCGGTAAAACTTTATTTATGGAACAGTTGATTAGTGACATTATAGTGCACAATCCTGACCAAGAATTTAGAGTTTTGAAGTTCCAGATGGAAATGGTTGATGAAACCAATGGAGTAAGAAAATTAAGTCTGAATACAGGTTCTGATTACAATACATTAATGAGCAAGGGTGGAAATCTTGTAGACAAAAAAGTCTATGATAAGTGTGTAGAGTACTATGAAAAATCTGGGGAAAATGATTTTATTAATGTAGTTTATGATGCATGTACTGTTGATGAAATGTGTGCTACCATTCATTATGAAATGGAAAGATACAAGAAAGAAGATGGTACATACACTAATATGCTCATTACTATGGATCACTCAGCATTATTTAGAGTTGGGAAGATGCAAAAAGACAAATTTGAAATGCTAGGAAGCTTGGGTGAAGCTCTCACCATGATGAAAAAGAAATATCCTGTAGCATTTGTTGTGTTAAGTCAGCTCAATAGAAACATAGATGCTCCTGACAGACAAAGAGATGGTGAGTATGGAAATTATGTATTAGATTCTGATATATATGGGTCTGATGCTTTATTACAGCATGCTGATGTAGTTATGGGTATTAACAAACCTTCACTAAGAAAAATAAGACAGTATGGACCAGAAAGATTCTTAATTAATGATGAAGACATGTTAGTCTTTCATTTCTTAAAATCTAGAAATGGTACTACAAGAATAAGTTTCTTTAAGTTAGACAGAACAACCATGAGGATTGTTGAAATAGACACACCAGGCCAAGCAACAAAGAAAATATCAATTTAAAACAACAAGATGAATATTAGAAAAGAAAAAGAAAAAGAGTTTTATTTAAAACACATGGATACTTTTAGAGTTCTAGGTAATGCTGATCCATTCTTTCTTATCAAAACTGCCTTTTTTCAAAAAGGTAAATTTGGTAGACAGGTTCAATTATTTGAATCTGAAATAGGAAAAGGTGAAGACATTTATATAGAATTCTATGATAATGTCAATGATGAGAAAGGTAATGTTACAAACATTGTTCCTTTCTTTGAAGATAGACAATTATTTAAGTATAAGTATAATCCATTCTATGCAGAAGAGTATGAAACAAAAGAAGGTACAAGCTTTAAAGGAGAACCCTTTATTCTTTATACTGTTCCTGTTTCTGAATTAGTTGCAGTTCTAAAGGATGGTACAGAAATTACTTATGCTTTATATGAAAAAAGAAAAGCAGAAGGAGAAACTAAAGTTGAAGATGTAGAACTTCCAAGATTACAGAAGTCTTTATTTCCAAACTTTGAACAAGAATTTCCTGCAAAAACTGAAAAAGTTCTTGAATTAGAATTAGACAACACAGAAACTGTTTCTGATATTTTATTAAGAATTGCAACAGAATTTCAAAAATTAGCACAAAAACTAAAGTAAGATGAGTATAATACTTCCAACAAGTAAAGTAAAGGCTAGTCAAGTGAATCCTAAGAGATTACTGATTTATTCAAAGCCTAAAACTGGTAAAACTACTGCATATGCAGGACTAGAAAACAATCTAATTATAGATTTAGAGAATGGTTCTGATTATGTTGATGCTCTTAAGATTAAAGTTAATAGTCTACAAGAGCTTTTAGATGCTGGTAAATCAATTAAAGAAGCAGGTAAGCCTTATAAGTATGTTACTATAGATACTGTAACTGCATTAGAAACTATGATTATGCCACTTGCAATTAAGTTATATAAAAATACCCCAATGGGAAAAGGATTTACAGGTGATACTGTTACTACTTTACCTAATGGTGCAGGTTATTTATATATCCGTGAAGCATTTTTTCAAGTTTTAGATTTTATTGATACCTTAGCACCCCATATTATTTTATCAGGTCATATCAAAGACAAAGTGGTAGATGATAAAGGTGATATGGTTATGTCTGCAAATATAGATTTGACAGGTAAAATTAAATCTCTTATATGTGCAAATGCAGATGCAATTGGCTACATGTATAGAAAAGGTAACAAAACTATTTTAAGTTTTAAGACTAGTGAAGAGGTAACTTGTGGTGCAAGACCTGAACATTTGAGAAATGAAGAGATAGTTATAACAGAGTTGATAGAAGGTGTTTTAAAAACATCTTGGGACAAAGTATTTGTAAACAATTAAAAATAAAATAAAATGGCTTTAAGCACAAAAGATTTGAACGGAGGGGGACTTCCTAAAACAATTTCTCCAGGAAATCATAGATTAAGAATTAACAGTTTAGAATTAGAAGATTTTTCTTTCATTCCAGGTGCAATGCACTTACTGTTACATACTGAAACAGAACCAATTGAAGGTTTTGACGGGTTTATGATTGATAAAGATGATGCAAGCAAAGGTCACTATGCTGGTCAAATTGGTAAAGTAAAAGCAAGCCAGTATGCTTATGCAGATGGTGAAACTAAAAGTGGTATTAAGATTGAAAGAGATAAATCCTTGATGATCTTCTTAAAAACTTTATGTAATGGTTTAAATATATCTAAATGGTTTGATGAGCAAGATGATTTGCATGAGACTATTGAAGATTTTGTTATTGCTTTTAACAAGACAGCTCCATTTAAAAATGTTTATTTAGATTTCTGTATTGCTGGCAAAGAATATGTTGGTAAAACTGGTTATACAAACTATGATTTGTATTTACCAAAAGCAGAGAAAGGTAATTATGCATTTGGAGATTTCAAACAAGGAAAAGTAATGCTTTATAATGAAGCAGTGCATTTGAAAAAGACAGAAGTAAAAGAAGTTAAAAATTTTGGAGATGATGATGATTTATCAATTCCATCTAAAACTTCAACTGATTTCAGCTTAGACTAATTAAATTAGTCAAAGGGAGTCAGATATTACTTTTGGCTCCCTTTTATATTTTAATTAAGTTTTATGATTTCAACAAAAGGAATAATATCTGATATAAAAGATGTACCTGAAGAATGGGTATATGAGTATTATTTAAACTTGAAAGAAAAACTTACAGGTCAAGATATTAAAATGCTTTCTGCATTTAATTCAAAAGACAAAGTTCCTTCAATGTTTGTTTACTTTGATACTACATCCAGTACATATAAGTTTAAAGATTTTTCATCAGGCAACCAAGGTAACTGTTGGAACTTAGTTCAGCATTTATATAATTTATCTTTTGGTGAAGCTGCTGCAAAAATCATAAATGATTATCAAGTATATATAAAAAATAATACTGTATCTGAAAAAAGAGAACTAGTAATTCATGATAAGTTTAAAGTTGTAGACTATGAAATGAGACACTGGAATACTTTAGATCAGAAGTATTGGATGATGTTTAAGATAGGCTCAGGATTACTGGATAGATATAATGTAGTTCCTTTAGAATTTTTTACAATGGAAAAAGAAGAGATAGACAGTACTATGACTTCATTTACTTTTAAAAGACCTTATATGTATGGTTATTTTAGAAATGATGGTAGTTTATATAAAATCTATATGCCTAAGAATACAGATAAAAAATTCATAAAGGTTGAAAATTATATTCAGGGTACTGAACAGCTTAAATATGATTGCAAGTATCTGATTATTACATCTTCTCTTAAAGATTTAATGTGTTTTAATAAGCTTGGTATTAATAATGTTGAAGCTATTGCTCCGGACAGTGAGAATACTATGATTGGAGAAAAAGCTATTGGAGAATTTCAGCAATATTATCAAAAAATAATTGTTTTATTTGACAATGATGAGCCGGGGATTAAAGCAGCAGAAAGATATAAAGTAAAATATGGTTTGAATTATATAATTCTACCTATGGAAAAAGATCTTTCTGATTCAGTTAAAATGCATGGTATAGATAAAGTTAGAGAAGTATTATTTCCGTTATTAAAACAAACATTATGAAAAATCCTATGTATGATTATGTTTTTAAACATAGAATAACAAAAGCAAGATTAAGTTTTGAAAGTAGATCTATAGAAGAAGCAACAATAATACTTGCAAGAATGGTAAATAGTGTTGCAGATTGGGACATGAAAAGATATAGACACAAATGAGTTGGATATATCAAGGTAAAGAGTTTAATGAAGATAATATACCTGAAGACGCAGTAGGGTTTATTTATCATATGTCTGTAATATTAAATGGAAATACTTATGCATACATTGGTAAGAAAAACTTCTTTGCCAATATAAAAAAAAAGCTTGGTAAAAAAGCTTTAGCATTAGTTACTGATAAAAGATTAAAGACATATACTAGAGAACAGAAACCTAACTTTATGAATTACTATAGTAGCAATCAGCAACTAAAAGAAGCTCACAAAGCAGGATGTAAAATTAAAAGGGAAATTCTAGTAATATGCTATTCAGCAACTGAATTGACTTATCAAGAAGTAAAGCATCAATTTAAGTATGAAGTGCTTGA